ACAAACGTCTTCATTATGCTCAGAAAAAAGAGTTTAGACTTTTGGCTAGTGTCTTTTCAAGGTCTCTCCCTCCTATGTATCCGTATTCGGTAGCAGGTGCTAGTCAAGAGATTAAACAACAAGACTTTGATGATAGGGTAGATATTATCCCAGTAAGTGATCCAAATATATTCAGTATGGCACAGCGTGTTATGTTAGCTCAGCAAGAATTACAAATGGCACAAGCAGCACCAGAAATACATAATTTAAGAGAAGCCTATAGAAGAATGTATGAAGCATTAGAAGTTAAAAACATAGATTTAATATTACCACCACCAGCTGAAGTCCCACCACGAGACCCAGTTAGTGAACAACAGGCAGCAATGTTAGGACAACCTATTAAGGCTTTTGAATTTCAAAACCATGAAGCCTATGTAGCAGCACACGGTGCTTTTGTACAGAATCCAATGATACAACAAAACCAAGCAGCAATACAGGCTGTTTCTTCAAACATACAAGAACACCAAGCTATGTTGTATAGACAACAAGTAGAACAAGCACTCGGTCAACAACTACCTCCTCTTGAGGAACTGCAAAATATGCCACCTGAACAATCACAACAGATAATGAATCAGATAGCATTAGCAGCAGCAGACGCAACTCAAAAAGTAACAGGTCAACAACAAGCACTTGCTCAAGCCGAGCAAAATGCTCAAGTGGATCCTATAATAGAAGTGAAAGAAAAAGAAATAGCTCAAAAAGCACAAGGTGACGCTTTACGAGCTCAGGTAGATCAAGCTAAAATAGAATCACAAGAAGCAATCGCAGAAATGAAGGTTGCTCAAGATAGAGAAGAGGCTTTATTAAAAGCACAAAATGAAAGTAATAAAACCTATGGTCAAATATTGAAAGATGTTAGATCAGCGGATACAAAAACTAAAGGTGATTAGATGAAAGATTCAACTAAATATAAAAAAGTTAGTTTTCCTGCTCCTAAGAGAATAGATCTCTCTAAACCAGTAAAATCTGTTACTGTACTTAATTCAAGCAGTAAGAGCGTTTTTGGTAATGGTCAAAAAGAGGTCCAAGGCAAAGGTGCAGCAACTAAAGGTATTAAGTTTAATTCAAGTCCAAGTGGAGCTAGATAAGTTTAATGAGTGATTCACCAGAAGCATTCGTTTATAAAGCTACACTCGAAAGAATTGTAGATGGCGACACATTTGATTGTTGTCTTGATTTAGGCTTTGACGTTAAACTACATAAACAAAGAGTGAGACTAGCAGGGATTGATACACCCGAAAGCAGAACACGAAACTTAGCAGAAAAAGCATTAGGCTTAAAAGCTAAAGAACGTTTAAAAGAACTTTGCGTAGGTTCCATAAAAGTGAAATCTTTAGGCAAAGGTAAATATGGAAGAATATTAGGTGTCCCGTACACAGAAGACGGTGAAGATATTTGTCAAAAACTTATATCAGAAGGTCATGCTGTAGAATACCATGGTGGCACTAAAACTAAAATCTGGGGAGGATAATATGCCAGGAATGACTGAAAGAAGAAGAAAAATGAGAGGCGAAACTAAAACTGCTCGTGGTGACTATGACAAAAAAGGTTATGGGCACGGTGGTGACGTCAAATATATGGGTGGTGGCGGACACTACAATAAGAAAGGTAGATCAATGTCTGATAAAGACAAAGGTAAATATGGAAGAACAATGTCTGATAAAGACAAAGGTAAATATGGAAGAACAATGTCTGATAAAGATAGAAAAAAATAATAATGGCTAAAAGAGGATTATGGGCGAATATACACGCCAAACGTAAGCGTATTAAAGCAGGCAGTGGAGAACGTATGCGTAAAAAAGGCGAAAAAGGTGCACCAACTGCTGCACAGATGAAAGCAGCACAAGGTAAAAACATGGGTGGTATGGTTCAAAGTTTTATCGTGGGTGGTGCAGTAAAATCAGGAAAACACAGAGGGTGTGGTGCAATAACACCAAGCAAGAAGAAAACAACTAAATATTATTAATGGCTGAATATCAAGGAAAAACAGTAACTTTAAACAGACCACGAGCTATCCGTAAAGGAGAACCAGGATATGGTAAAAAACGTAAAGTAGTTTTTGTTTCTAAATGCAGCAGTGGTGGTAATAAAATTAAACGAATAACCTTTGGCGATAAAAAATTAGGAAAACACCCAGGAGACAAAAGCCGAAAGAAAAGCTATTGTGCTCGTAGTGGTGGCATAAAAGGTAAAGCAGATAGATGTAGTGCTAATTATTGGGCACGTAAGGACTGGAACTGTTAGTATGGACGGTCTTTATATATTCGAAAAATTCCTAAGAGAAATCCGCAGAAGACAAGAAGATTTAACTGAAGTCTTAAAAACTGGCGGAGTTAAAGATTGGGAAAGTTATCAAAGAGTTCTTGGCGAACTATCAGGTCTGAGTTCTGCCGAGCAAATTATAGTGGACCTGCAAAACATCAAGGAGCAAGATGATGGAAATTGATGCATTGACTAAAGAATCTAAGGGTAAAGAAATCCCAGACCATATTCCAATGGTTAGAGATATTGAACCCGAAGAGGAAAAAGTTGAATTTACACCTGATACAGTTCAGGAAGATGAATCTCTTATGGAGATGATTCCTAAACCTACAGGGTACAGATTAATGATATTACCGTTTTCTCGTAAAGCGAAAACTAAAGGTGGTATATTACTTCATAACGATACGTTAGAAAAAGAAAGAATAGCTACTAATGTTGGTTTCGTAGTATCATTAGGACCAGATGCTTACAAAGATAAAGCTAAATTCCCGAATGGCGCATGGTGCCAAGAAAGAGATTGGGTTATTTTTGGAAGATACGCAGGAGCAAGAATCAAAATTGATGGAGGCGACCTGCGACTATTAAACGATGACGAAGTACTGGCTGTGGTTGATAACCCAGAAGACGTACAGTAGTCACGCAATTAAAAGGAGTATAACATGGCAAATCCCATGCAAACAGAAGCAGAAGAAGCCGTAGAGGTAGAACTAGATCCACAACCAGTAGAAGAAGACTCTATTGTTGAGGAAGTTAGTGAAGCCGAATCCCCAACAGAAGAAGCAACATCCGATCCAGAAGAGATCGAAGATTACAGTGATTCTGTTAAAAAGCGAATAAATAAGCTAACTTATAAAATTCGAGAAGCCGAAAGAAGAGAGGCAGCAGCAATAGATTACGCTAAAGGCGTACAACAAAAGTTGAATAATACCCAAGCATCGCTTTCACAAAAGGACAAAAACCTTTATGATGAGTATAGTGCTAGAGTTGCAAGTCAACTTTCTTCTGCTGAAGATCGCTATAAAAAAGCACATGATATAGGCGATTCAGAAGAAATGCTGACTGCACAAAAAGATGTAGCGACTCTTGCTGTTGAACTTGAAAGTTTAAACAGAGTTAGACCGCAACAACAAGCACAGGAACAACCAGTTGAAGTTCAACAATACCAACAACAACAAACTGTTCCACAGCAACCTATTCCTCAGCCTGATGAAAAGGCTCAAGAATGGGCAGCTAAGAATAAGTGGTTTGGTACTGATTTGGCTATGACAACAAGTGCTTTTGCATTTCATAGACAGTTAGTTGAACAAGATGGATTTGATCCACGATCTGATGAATATTATCAGGAAGTGGATAAAAAGATGGTAGAGGCTTTCCCACATAAGTTTAATACTGGTGGAGAAGTTTCTCAAGTAAACGTTCAGGAGAATGTTGCTAATTCTAGTAGAGGTACTAGAGGCAGAGCAGGAAAAGGACGCAAAGTTAAGTTGACACAAAGTCAAGTTGCAATAGCAAAGAGATTAGGTGTTCCACTTGAAGAATACGCTAAACACGTTAAATAAGGAGAATAAAATGGTAGAAGATACTAAAACTAAAATAGAAGAAGTTACCAACACAGATCGAACTCCAAGATCTGCGGAGAATCGTGCAGAAAAAGCACGCTTAAAACCATGGCAACCACCGTCTTTATTAGACGCACCAGACGCACCTGAAGGTTACGTTTACAGGTGGATACGTGAATCAATGGTTGGTCAAGAAGATAAAGCGAATATGTCAAAACGTATTCGTGAAGGATGGGAACCTGTGAGAGCAGAAGACCACCCTGAATTTGAAGCACCAACAGTTGAAGATGGTAAACACGCTGGAGTAATTGGAGTAGGTGGGTTGATCCTCGCAAAGATGCCAATCGAAATCGTCGAACAACGACGCGAATATTACAGAAAAATGGCTTCAGACCAAATGGAGGCAGTCGATTCGAATCTAATGCGAGAAAGTGACAGCAGGATGCCTATTAGTAAACCTAATAGAAAAACTCAAGTCACATTTGGAAAAGGAGGCGAATCATAAAGATTCGTTAATATTAACTTAATTTATAACTATAAAGGTGAATTAAATGGCAAACGTAAATGACCCGAATGGTTTCGTACCAGCATATCATATGGCTGGTGGAGTTATTAGACCTTCTGAATTCCCTATCCAGAGTGGTGCTACTGGCGATATCTTTGCAGGTGACGTCGTTAAGCTCGCAAGTGGGTATGTACTTCAAGGAGGAGCTACTGATGCTCCACTAGGTGTATTTGGTGGATGCGAATACCAAAATAGTTCAGGAGAAGTGATCTTCACTAGAAGATTTGTCTCTGGAACTGCATCGTTAGGTTCTGCGAATATAAAGGCATATGTGTATGCTGATCCAAATATTGTTTATGAAGCCCAGTTTACTGGGACTCCTTCACAAACTGATGTTGGAAAAGTACACACTATTTCTACAACCGCAGGAGATAGTAATAATAACCGTTCGAAAGAAGGAGTAACAACTACCACAGCTAGTGGTATTGCTAAGTTAGTAGCTTATGTGGATAGACCAGATAACTCAGCTAACGCACAATACGCTAGAGGGTATTTTATATTCCCAGCTTCGACATATGGAAATGACTAAGAGGTAAATTAAATGGCAATAAATAGAGCGCAATTAGTAAAAGAACTCGAGCCAGGACTAAACGCACTTTTTGGTCTCGAGTATGATCGATATGAAAACGAGCATGCAGAAATTTTCGACATGGAGAGTTCAGACAGAGCTTTCGAAGAAGAAGTTATGTTATCAGGCTTTGCACAAGCTCCTGTAAAAGGAGAGGGTGCTGCTGTAGCTTATGACACAGCTCAAGAAACTTTCACGGCTCGTTATTCACACGAAACGGTAGCTTTAGCCTTTGCGTTGACAGAAGAGGCAATCGAAGATAATCTCTACGATACACTTTCTTCTAGATACACAAGAGCTTTAGCTAGATCAATGGCAAGCACAAAGCAAGTAAAAGCTGCAAATGTACTGAATAATGGTTTCTCAACTTCCTATCCAGGAGGAGACGGAAAACCTCTCATGACAACTGACCACCCAACTTTAACAGCTGGTGATCAGTCTAATGAGCCAAGTTCAGCTGCAGACTTGAACGAGACTTCGTTAGAAAACGCATTAATAGATATTTCAGCATTTAAAGATGAAAGAGGTATTAAAGTTAATGTACAGGCTAGAAAACTGATAGTGCCACCACAATTACAATTTGTGGCTGACAGGATATTAAACTCTCCTGGCAGAGTGGCATCTTCAGATAATGACATAAACGCTATTAAGAACATGGGAATGCTTCCTGATGGCTATGTTGTTAATCATTATCTAACCGACTCAGATGCATGGTTTATTAAATCCGATGCACCTAATGGATTGAAGCACTTTGAAAGGGCTGCAATGAGTACTGGTATGGAAGGAGACTTCGAAACTGGTAATGTTAGGTACAAAGCTAGAGAAAGATATAGCTTTGGTTGGTCAGACTGGCGTGGAATCTACGGATCTCCAGGTGCTTAATTAGGAACGATTTATTGTAGCGTTTCTTACTCAACTACAATTATTAAGGGAGCTTCGGCTCCCTTTCTTTTTTCTAACTGTTAATATAGAATAAGTTATCTAGGGATAATTAATTTGTTCTATAGACTGCCCTAGCAGACAAGCCAAGACTATAGGACATTATTTCCAAAGGAGGAAATTATGGCAAATTCGACGTTTAATGGTCCAGTTAGGTCTGAAAATGGTTTTGAACAAATCAGTATAGACTCCACTACTGGAGCAGTAACTACAAACTTAGATGTAGATAGCAGTGGTAATATTGTTACTTCTGGTTCTGTACTAAGTTACGATAATATTGTTGACATTACTGCAGCAACATATAGTGTTACAGCAGCACAGTCTGGTTCTGTTTTTACTTTAAATAGAGCAGCAGGTATTGTGGTAACATTACCAACAGCAGCAGCAGGTTTACAATATACATTTATAGTAGGTACTACATTTACAGGTGCAGGTCAAATCAACACGCAAAACGCCAGTGATTTATATTCTGGTTTTGCTCAGTTATTTGATCCAGCAACAGCAGGTGATACCAATACTTTTATTCCTGATGCTAGTAATGATGACACTATTGATTTAGGTTCAGCAGCACAAGGTTGGTTAGTCGGTGGAATTATTCGACTAAAGGCAACAACGGCTGCAGTGTGGCATTGTGAGGCATTCCTTCACGGTGATGGAACATTAGCTACACCGTTTGAATAAGGAGTAAACCATGGCTGACGCAGTAACTTCAACAACAATTGTTGATGACGATAGGAAAGCTGTTATACAGTTGACTAATACGTCTGACGGAACTGGGGAATCGGCTGTTACCAAAGTAGATGTAAGTGCACTATCTGTAAGAAGTTCAGATGGTGCAGCTTGCACAGGTTGTAAAGTATCTAAAATTAATTATTCAACATTTGGTATGAGCGTTAAACTACTGTGGAACGCAAGTACAAATACAATATGTTGGGATTTAAATTCAGACTACAGTGATGATATTGACTTTTCATACATGGGAGGCTTGCAAAATACTGCTGCTTCTGGTGGAAAAACAGGAGATATTAAACTTACAACTACAGGGCACGCCAGTGGAGATTCTTACGTTATCGTTTTAACAGTAATAAAAGAATATTAATGGCTACTTCAGGTACTAAGACTTTTCAGCTAACTATAGCAGACACTATAGAAGAAGCATATGAATTAGCTGGTTTAGAACTTAGGACAGGATATGATGCGGAGACAGCTAGACGATCTTTAAACATAATGTTTGCAGATTGGTCGAACAGGGGTGTAAATCTTTGGACGATAGAACAGGTTACAACTAATCTTTCTTCTGGTACTAATAGTTATACTTTAAACTCGTATGACATAGACATTGTTTCCGCAGTTATTCGACAGATAGATTCATCTTCTAATACAACTGACCTACAATTAACACGCATAGGAAGAAGCGAGTATCTAAACATACCTGATAAAGATTCTAAAGGAAGACCAACTCAGTATTTTGTTGACAGACAAGCAACTCCAGTAGTTAAGTTATGGCCAACACCAGACAGTACCTACACATATAAATTAGTTGCAAACACTATTCAAAGAATAGACGACGTAACAGCTTCTGCCCAAGACCCAGAAGTACCCTCAAGGTTTATGCCTTGTATGGCTAGTGGTTTAGCATACTACATAGCTTTAAAGAAAAACCCAGAAAAAGCTCAATTATTAAAACAACAGTATGAACAAGATTTCAAACTTGCTGCTGATGAAGACCGTAATAGAGCTTCTCTTCATCTTGTACCTAATAGGAGTTATTTATAATGGCTTATGCTATAGGTAAATATTCTAAGGCAGAGTGTGACAGGTGTGGTTTTGTATATAAGTATTTAGAAATGAAAGTAGAATGGAATGGATTAAAAGTTTGTTCTTCATGCTACGAACCTAAACACCCACAACTTGACCCACAACCTATACCTGTAGATCCAGAGGCATTAAAACAACCAAGACCAACAGAACCAGCTCCTACAACAGGATACGGTATAGTCAGGTCAGAGAATACTAAAAACTCTGAAGGAGTTACAGGTCTTTCTATGGATATTTCTCACAATGATGTAATAGGCTCTAGTTTTTATATGGATGAAGTAACAGGAGAAGTAGGAGAAGTAACTATTACTACAGGTTAATATGAGTTGGACTTATTCTACATTAAAAACCGCAATACAGGACTATGCTGAGTCCACAGAATCATCGTTTGTTACACATCTAGATGATTTTATAAAAACAGCTGAAGAACGTATTTTAAAAGCCGTTCAATTGGACGACTTTATTAAAAATGTAACAGGAACAGCAACGTCTGGTTCTGCATATCTAGGAGCACCAACTGACTTCTTAGCACCTTTTAGTTTAGCTGTAATTGACAGTAGTTCAAACTACACTTACCTTAAACTAAAACATCCAAGTTTTATTCGGGATTATACGCCTGCATCTTCTACAACAGGAGAACCAAAGTATTACGCAGAGTTTGATGATAATACTTTTATATTGGCACCAACGCCTAATTCAAACTATACGTTTGAATTACACTATTTTTATAGACCCTCGTCTCTTACTTCGGCAGGTGATTCAGGAACAACTTGGTTATCAACCAATGCACCAAACGCAATCTTGTACGGTGCTTTAACAGAAGCCATGGTGTATTTAAAAAACTTTGAATCAATACCTATCTATGAACAAAGATTTCAGGAAGCCTTGGCCATGATGAAAAATCTAGGTGAAGGAAAATCAACCAGAGATCAATATAGATATGACCAAGTAAGGAGACAACCACAATCATGAGAATACCTGAACTAGAGGGCAAGAATATTGCCATAGTAGCTATGGGTGAAAGTCAATTAGATTTTCATCTTTCAATATCCCACAGCAATGAGTATGACGAAGTATGGGCGATTAACGCCATGGCTGGAATTATTAAAAAAGTAGACAGAACATTTATGCTAGACCCAGCAAGCAGATTTTTAGATACAGATGATGCAGGAACGCAAACAGGACTAATGAGAAAAGTTTTGAAAGAACATCCTGGACCTATTTACACATGTGAACTAGACGATAGATGTAAAAACCTAGTAGAGTTTCCATTACTAGAAGTTGTTAAAGATACTAAATCATCCTATTTAAACAACACTGTTTGTTTTGCTATAGCTTTCGCTATGTACAATAGAGTAGGAAGAATAAATATGTTTGGTGTTGATTTTAGCTATAAAGGAAACCTCCATTTCGCAGAAGCAGGAAGATCCTGTGTTGAGTTTTGGCTTTCTAAGTGTATAACTTCAGGTATTGTAGTCAGTGTAGCTCCAAGATCTGGTTTGTTAGATACCGATATTCCTGTAAAAGATAAAGTTTATGGATATCATAGATTAGACAACCCACCACTAATAATGTTTAACCCAGAAACTGAAGAGTTTTATAAAATAGGGTACAAAGAATACACAGAAGCAGTTGAGAAAAAACAAAGAGAAGATGCAGAATTAATAGCTGTTTTAAACACACCACCAGAAGCTAAAAGGTATTAAAATGATAGAAATAGAAACAGTTGGGGGATTAGGAAACATATCAGTAGAAACACAACAAAACAGGGGACACCCACCTGAATACTGGGCAGAGAGAGCTACTCAAAAAATTTGTGGTATTTCTGAAGATGCAGCACCTCACATAAAACAACAAGCAGAAGCCTTTAGGCTTTCTATTTATACAACAATACTTTATTATATAAAACAGAGCATCAATAGTGAAAGATGCACAATGAGAAATCTTCTAGTTAATCAAGGACATGAAGATTTAGCTAAAATATTAAAGGAGCTATAATGGCAATAACATCGACATTAACAACCAGCTTTAAAAAAGAACTTTTAGAAGCTGTACACAATTTTAAAAACTCAGGTGGCGACACTTTTAAATTAGCACTCTATACTAGTTCTGCAACTATGGGAGCAGCAACAACTGCATACACTACTACTAATCAGGTTAGTGGAACAAACTACACAGCAGGTGGTGGAACTTTAACTAGAGTTGATCCAACAAGTTCTGGTACAACAGGATACACAGATTTTGCTGATCTTACTTTTGGGACAGCTACCGTTACTGCTAGAGGATGTCTAATCTATAATAGTAGTGATTCAAATAAATCTGTAGCCACTATTGATTTTGGTGGAGATAAAACTTCTACAGCAGGAGATTTTACAATTGTTTTTCCTGCAGCAGCAGCAAGTACAGCTATCATAAGAATAGCATAGTCCCATGCCTGATGCTGGTTGGGGGCGAGGCACTTGGGGATCAGGTGGCTGGTCTTCCGATTCTATTTCCGTAACCTTATCTGGTGTAGCAGGCACAGCATCTCTAGGAAGCGTCAGCACTGACGCCGAAGCTAATACAACTCTTTCTGGTTTAGCAGCAACAAGTGCTCTAGGGACACTAAGTATTGTTGCAGAAGCCAATGTTTCTCCAAGTACCCAAGTAGGAACTTCAGCAGTCGGTTCTTTAACTGTAGATGCCGAAGCTAATGTAGTACCGACAGGACAATCAGCAACAGGAGCAGTTTCTGGTGTAGGTGTAAATGCCTCAGCTGTAGCTGTTCTTCCAAGTGCTGTAGGTACTGTAGGTTCTCTTTCAGTTGATGTTGATGGAGAAGCCAACGTAGTAGTAGAAGGACTGAGCGCCACCTCAGCTGTAGGTACTGTTACTGTCAGTGAAAGTGTAGCCGTTGATGTTACTCTAAGTGAAGCGACTACTGCTATAGGAAGTATAACAACAAAAGCAGGAGCAAAAGCAACATTAGTGGGTGTTTCAGGTGAAACTAATACCCCTACAGTTAATGTTTGGGGTATAATAGATGATAGTCAATCACCAAGTTGGACAGTAATAAACGACAGTCAATCACCAAGTTGGACAGGAGTAAGTGATAGTCAGTCTCCAGAATGGCAAGATGTGGCTTAACTATTGGAGAAAAAAAGTATATAATCTATATATATTGAATAGGATTTTAAAATGGCCAGTACATATGTAAATAATCTAAGACTCAATGAAATGGCTACTGGAGACGGTAGTGGAACATGGGGTACTACAACAAATACAAACCTTGAATTAATCGCAGAAGCGTTTAGTTATGGTTCAGAAGCTATAGCAGATGCCTCAACACATACAATTACACTAGCTGATGGTGCTTCAGATGAAGCAAGATCACTATATTTAAAATGCACAGGTGGAGGACAAGCCTGTACAGTAACTCTCGCACCAAATACAGTATCTAAAGTATGGATAATAGAAAACGCTACTAGCTATACTCTAACTTTTACTCAAGGTAGTGGAGCCAATGTAGCAGTATCTGCAGGAGAAGTTAAGATGATAGCCACTGATGGGCAAGGCAGTGGTGCTGTAGTTTATGATTTATTGACAGATGTTTCTCTAGCAGGAACAACTTCTGTCGTTGATTTAAAAACTAGTAGTTCTTTGACACCTAGTGCCTCTGATGGAGCAGCATTAGGTTCAGCTTCTCTAGAATGGTCAGATTTATTCCTAGCAGATGGAGCAGTAATAAACTTAGGTGATGATCAAGACACCACTCTTACACACGTTGCTGATACAGGCTTACTATTAAATAGTACAAGACAATTACAGTTTGGTGATTCAGGCACATACATACATCAATCAGCAGACGGAGTATTAGATTTAGTTTCTGATACTGAAATAGAAATAAACGCTACAACCATAGATATGAATGGTGCATTAGATTTAAGTGGTAATGCAACTTTTGGTGGAACTCTAGCAGTTACAAGCACAATAAATGGTGTCGGCATATCCTCAAACATAACTAACTTTGATGAAAGTATGCTTATTAGTAATGATGCTGGTACAGGCACATTATCTGGTGCTGACAATAACACAGGATTTGGATATGAAGTTTTTGATGACCTAACAACTGGTGATGCAAACACAGCTTTAGGACGTAAGGCATTGACTACACTAACCACTGGTTCTGGAAACGTAGCAGTTGGTATGAACTCACTTTTACTTAATACAACAGGTTCTGATAATACAGCAGTAGGAGCTAGAACCATGGATGAAAATACCACAGGTTCTGGAAATGTATCAATAGGAGAAGATTCTCTTAGTGCAAATACCACAGGCGATGATAATACTGCTTTAGGTCAAAATGCATTAAAAGCAAACACTACAGCAACTGGTAATACTGCTTTAGGCAATAATGCCTTGTTGGTAAATACCACAGGTGCTGCTAACGTAGCAGTCGGCTATCGTTCTTTAGATGCAAATACAACTGGTGACGACAACGTAGCTGTTGGAATGTCTGCATTAAGTGCTAACACAACAGCTGATGACAACACAGCGATTGGACATGATGCAATGTTATCTAATACTACTGGAGCAAACAACGTAGCAGTAGGTTCTTTTGCTTTAGATGCTAACACCACAGCTAGTGAAAACGTAGCGATAGGTCAAGCAGCATTAGGAGCCAATACTACAGGAGCAAGAAACACAGCTGTAGGACAAGGTGCTTTAAACGCAAACACTACAGCAGATAGTAACTCAGCAGTGGGA